GTGCGATCGCCGCCACCGCCGGCTGCATGTAGATCTTCAACAGATCCGGCACCGCCAGCACTTTGGTTACGTCCGGAATCTGGAAAGTCGCTTCCGCGTGCGTGTTCAGCACGATCTGCGCATTTCCCAGATTCGGATTCTGCGTTTGCACCGTTCCGCCCTCGAGGATGTTGTTTGCTTGCATCACAGGGGGGATCGGCACGTTAATTGTGTCGCCGGCATGTGCCAGAGCTGGCTCATAATCGCGATTCACCAGGTTCCCCATAATGAGGTTCCCTACCAGCACCGGCAATGCATCCGCCGCCACCAGCTTCACAATCGCGTTGGCGACATTCGCTGAAGTAATTGCTGCCATTTCTTCTCCTTGTTCCTTTCTTCTTGCCGGCTACTGCGACTCGCTCCCGCTCGTCTAGCCGGAACTTCTCTACAGCCCGCGAAGGGTCTGCGATGCCACGCGTACGATTTCCTCTCGTACCCGCTCCATCTCCTCCGCGCTCATGCCTGGCCGGATCTGTTCGAGGGTCACAGAGTCTCTGCCTCCACCGGGGGCTTTGTGGGTGGCCGTCATTCCCGTTCCGCCCGGAATTCGCGCCGGCAGAAACTCCGGGTTCTCGTTGACGAAACTCGCGAGGTACTCCTTCACTGGAACGTCGCCATCGTCGCCCCGCGCCACCAGTCGGCCATCTTCGTTGCGCACAATCCCGTCTTGCACTGCCTTGAATGCCAGGTCTATCTTCGATACGCCCAGCCGTTGCAATTCTGCTCTCACTGCGGAACTGCGTTCTGCTTCCGCCGCCGCTTTGTGACTCCGCTGGTTCTCAGCAACCAGTTCGTTCATCCGGCGCTCCAGTTGTTCCCGGCGCTTTCGTTCCTCCAGCAACTCCGTCTTGTACGCCGGTTCGCTCCTGGCCTTCTCGCTATTCGTGAACTCCTGCACCGCCTGCCGCACGATCGCTTGTATGTCGATTCCGTCCATATGTCTCCTTGGGAACACCTACTCCCCGTGTTCGATCTCCTCCACCACTGTGTTTTTGATGTCCTGCCGTGCGTCACTCAGGTATTTGAGAGCCAGCCTCTTAAAAACCTCCTTCCTTAAGGTCTTCGACTCGATCCCAAGGCCTAGTAACTTCTGCGCATCGTCTAATTCCGTGCCTAAGTCGTTGATGTCGAACTCATCTATGCCCGAAACGTCGATCGTGAACCTGTCCTGTCTCGCCGCTGCGATTGTCCACAGCGTCCGCTTCATCGCATTCTTTACCGCACTGCCGTAAGCCCGCAGCACTTCTTCCGTGGTCGCGAAATCCAGCTGCTTGCTCACTGCCGACTGGCGAGCTCCCGTGCCTGCCTCACCAGATTGGATCGTCAAGTAGCAAACCCGATAAATCTCGTCTCGCAGATTCTGCAGGTTGTCCGCTGCAATCTGGTAGACCTTGCCTTCCGGTTCGGTCCACCCGAATCTGTCGTCCTTCCCCAGCTGGATGTAATACGACTCTCCGACTACCTGCTTCCATTCCCGGTCTGAGTACACTACCGGGGAAGCAAACAAGCCCATCGTGAGAGCCCAAGAAAGAGCGTTCGACTTATTGAAGTGCTCCAGCTGCAGTGAGGCTGCCTTGTTCATCAGCCATAAGCCGTCCGAGACTTTTATCTCCAATACCGGCACGCGTCCCAGCGATGCCAGCCCATGCCGCCCTTCATCGACTAACTCGATCGGACTCGATTCCCCGCGCTTCCGGTAAATCTGATAGTGTTCACGGTCGTAGTAGATCCACCGCGTTTCCTTTTCCCACTTCGCATCCGTGACGTTCGACTGTTGCAGGCACGATGTCCGCAGCACGATCCAATCCAGTCCGCCTAGCTTGTCGTGATTCCAGTTGATGACCTCGTCCGCGCCGTAGTCCATTAGGTACGCCCGCGATTGCCCGCACGCATCTTCCTCCGCCCGCGTGCGCGCTTCGCCGTCAATCTTCGGAAAATCGATCACGATGTAGCTGCTTCCGCAAACCAGGGCCTCCACGAACCGTTGCCGGAAGAACTCCGTCAGGCGAGTTCCTTTAAGATCGCAATCCTCCGAGAGCGCAGCATAAAAGTTCTGCGCCGCTGGATCGCTGCCCCCAAGCATCAGCGCCGGTGCGCAGCGCATCAACGTCGCCGCATACCAGTCGATAATCGATCCGACATAGTTCTCGTAAAACACCCGCGCCAGTCGCTCCAGGTAGATATCGCCTGGCTCCTTATGCCGCCGTACCAGGTACAACGAGGCGTTCGAGCGTAACTGTTCACCGCCCGTATAAAGGTCTTTGTACTGCCGCCAGATCGCTTTCCGCGCGACGTACTCGGGATGCTCCCGGTTGATCGTTTCCATCACTGAAACATCCTCACCTGCTGCTCTCCAATCGGCGGCAACGGCCGGCACTCCTCCCAAATCAGGTACCCAAGCGCATCCGACGCATGGGTCCGCATGCGATCGCGGTCTTTATCGATCTGTCCCGTGTCGCCCTTGTAGCAGACCTGCTCGAAATCCATGATCAGTTCCTTGCATTTCCTATCGATGAGCAGCCCGATATGCCCGCTGGCCGACTTTAGCTTTGTGTTCATCAAATTAATTCGCTCGCGCACACTCGGGTTGGACCTGGGAACTTTGTAGTCCACGTCCAACGGCGAGTAAGTCTTGAAATGTTCCTTCACCATGTCGTAATCCGACATTCCCGACGTCTGCTGGGCGAATCCCGAAGCGTCCCCGTAAATGTGAACTCCCGGTTCGTGTTTCGGATAACGTGTCAGAAACGCCTCCACCGCCTGCCGCGTGGTCGCGTGACGGATCACGATTTCATCCAGCACCGTCACCTGCCCGCTCGCGATTTGCGCGATCACTGAACTCATTGGGTCGACGTTGAAGTCCAACGCCCATAGGATTGGCTTTCGGCGATCGAGACTGAGAACGCTCAAATTTTGCGACTGTTCGAACGCGCTGTACACGCGGCTGCCATCCAGGCTGAGATACTCCCCCAGCACCTCTTGCGCATAAAATTTCTCGTCGTAGCTATCCCGTAAACGCCTGTAAAACTCGGGATCGCGTTCGAGCAAATGCCTGTTTTCGCTGGGTTTCGCCAGGATTGTCTTGTACCCACGCGCCGGTTTCCCGATAAACTTGCGGTATACCCAGTCGTAACCTTTTGGCGTCCACGCCGCGAATCCGCATAACACAGACGCCTTCGGGTCTCGCAGTCTGCCTTCGAGCCTTAGCCACGCCTCTTCCTGTGTGTAAGTCAGTTCATCCAACCCGAACCATGCCAGATTCGTGCCGCGCAGCCGCTCGAAGTCGTCCACCGGCCGAAATAGGATTCGCGACCCCGTATCGATCATTACCAGCGCATTCTCGGCCTTATTGTGGTCGTAAGGTATGTTGTTTGCGCCCAGGATCTCGAACAGCGTAGCCTGCGTCGCATCGCGCAGCATTGGGTAAGTCGGAGCGCCCAGCAGGCCTGTCCGTCCCGGATTTAAGTAAGTGAGCCGGATCGTTTCTTGGCATAGTGCCTGACTCTTGCCGCTTCCAATTGGTCCCGAGTATCCTTTATAGCGGGCCGTACACTTGTGAAATGCTTTTTGTGAGTCCAGAGGATCGTAGGCTATTTCTCGGTATCTGACAGCGTGTCCGGACTCACCCATGTCACTTTGATCTCCTTGGCCTCATCTTCCTGCCCTAACTCCTCTCCTAGCTGTAAAAGCTTCATGTACTCGGCAACTGTCGGCTCGTACCCCGCTTTCGTGATCTTGTTCTCAAACTGTCCCAGCGTCTTTTCGAGAAGTTCGTTGACCCGAACCTTGGTACGCACCTGTTCCCAGTGCTCACATAGCCGGCAGTTCTTCGGAGCCTTCTCCTTCGATTGCCCTTTTTTTGCCATCCATGGTCCCCAGAATAGAAACGGCCCCGCAGTTTTGCGGAGCCACCCAATCTTTCTACGCCCCTGAGAGTAGCACTCACCCTCTAACGCGCTGCCCTCGCTGTCTTCCGAAGTACGTGAAAAGAAAAGAAATATAGTTCTTACCAATTTGTGACCGTAAACCGGCCAATCTCGAAAAACGCAGAGGTGGGA